TGAAAAAGCCAAAACTATAATTAAAGGATTCAAAGGTAAATCAACACGCTGGACCGATTCTAACGGTGTTACTCATTATAGAGCTACTGATGGAAGCGATAATGAGGAAGACAATGAATCCAGATCAGACCGTAAACGTGATGAATCTAATAAGGATAAAAAACAAGAAGGATTCTTTAGTAAGATCTTCAGTAAACTTGGAATCGGTAAAAAAGATGATAAGAAAGATGGAGATCGTACTTCTAAAGGATTACTTGGTAAAGTTGCAGATGGTCTATTTAGTAATTTAGGAACTATTGCATCTATGGGTGCTGGTTTAGCTATATTAGGACCTATGCTTCCTGCTATTAGTAAAGCAGTAGGAGATTTAATGCCTTCTATTGGAAAGATGATGACTGACACAGTTTTACCTGCTCTCGGAGATCTTCTTTGGGGTGGTTTAAAATCTGGTGCTAGTAGTATCATTGATTATATTATGGGTAATAAAACAGTAGTAGATGAAGATGGCAATAAAACTACAGTTGATGATCCAGAAGCTAGTGGTAATTTATTAACACGAGCTGGTACTGGATTGGCTGCTGGTTATATTGCTACAAAATTAATTCCTGGTGGTAGCCTAATCCGCGGTGGCGTTAAGTTAGCCGGTAAAGGTATAGGCAAAGGAGTTAAGACTGTTTGGAATGCTATAAATGGCACAGAAAAAGTTGCAGCTGGAGCTAAAGCCGCTGGTTCTTACTTAAAAGGAGCTAGAGCTAAGAAAGTAGCAGATGCGGCTAAGAATGCTGAAAAGACTTTATCTAAAACTAAGATGTTAGAAAAAGCATCTTCTAGTAATAAAGGTATAATTGAGTCTATTTCTAAGAAAATGAAATCTGGATTCGATTCTTTGAAGAGTGTACATGAAGCTGGTTTAAAATCCTTATCGGGTGCAGCTCATGGTGCTAGTGAAAAGATGGGTAAAGGTTTCCAATTCCTTAAGAAATTAGTAGCTGGTGGTTTGGAATCTATAGCCGAACACGTTCCTATCCTTAAGGGTAAGAGTGCTGGTACTATGGCTAAGATTGCTGAATCTATCCTAAATGGTATTAAACGATCACCTAAAGCATTAGCTAAGATTGGTGCTAAAGTTGCTGCCGCTGCAGGTTTGACTGCTGCTACAGCTGGTTTAGGCGCTATTGCTATTGCTGTATGGACAGGTGTTGATTTAGCTGCTTCTGTTGCAAATGGTAGAACTAGATGGTACAATATTGCTGGTGTGCTAGCTGATGAAGAAGTCGATGACGATGTTAAATGGTTAGCTGCATTATGTAATGGTATCGATAGTCTATTATTTGACGTTCTAGGTGGACAATTCTACTTTGATTTATTATGTGGATTATTTGATATTGATCTAAGTCAACAAAAAGCGAGAGCTATTTCTGAAATAGATAAATACAATCAATCTCAAGATAAACCATCTGGTGCTCCTAGTTCTGTATCTTCTGTAGAAGAATATAATGAAAAAGTTCTTGGTAAATCATTCGGTCAATCTGTAAAAGATTTCTTCTTTGGTAAATCTGGTAAAGGAAAAAATGCCGATCCAACAAAGAAAGATGGTAATAATGATTCTAAGAATGGCCCTAGTTTATGGGATAGTGCTAAAAATAAAATTTCTAGTATGATGAATAGTGCTAAGAATTTTGTTAGCAATAACTATGAATGGGCTAAGAAAACAGCATCCAATGTTATTAATAGTGCAGAGGACTATTTAGGTACAAGCGAAATTGGTGGACGTATCTATAAAGCCGTTAAAGGTAAGGATTATCAACCAAATAATCCTAACTATGGTAAAGGTAAATACTTCAAACAAACTGATCCTAAATATGCTGGTGTAAAATTTAATCAATATGGAGATAGCATAACTCAAACTATTGGTGATTCTGGTTGTGGACCAGTTGCTGGAGCTAACGCTCTCAGAGCCCTCGGCGCAGGTTCAATTAATCCAGTAGAAGCTTCTCAATTTGCATTAAATAATGGATTCAAGGGTAAAGACACAGGTGTTGCTCCTTCATTCTTTAATAGCTATGCAGCATCACATGGTGCTACATCATATCAAACTGATGCTGCTGGTACTATTAGAAGCTTAATGAATGGTAATCCTGTAGTATTACAAGGTGAATCCACAACTGGTTCTACTTCTAGTACACATCCATTTGGTGGTTATCCTCACTATGTAACTGCAACTGGATATGATCCAAGAAGTGGTAAAGTTACAATTCAAGATCCTGAATCAAATTCCAATAATACTAAATATAATTTGATGAGTGTATTGAAAAATACAATTTCTGCAAATGCATTTGGTAGAGGTAAAGGTCTAAGATTCGGACGTGGTAATAACGCTCAACAAATCTGGACTTGGTTGATTAATAAAGGATTTAGTACTCAAGCAGCTTCCGCTATCATGGGTTCAATGCAACAAGAATCTAGCTTCAATCCAGAAGCAAGCCAAGGTGGCGGTGGTATCCAAGCGTCTATTGCTGGCGGTGAAGGTGGTAATGGTTACGGCTTATGTCAATGGACTGGTAGTCGTACTCAAGCATTATTAGACTTTGCTGGTGATAGAGCTAATACTGTAGAAGGACAATTAGAATTTATGGTTAGTGAAATGAGTGCTAGAGGTACATTAGATGCATTTAAAAATGCCTCTACTTTAGATCAAGCACTAGCTGTAATGAAAGATTATGAAGGATATGGTGATGTCGGTAGCCGTGAAGAATATGCTAGAGCTATATTCCAAAGCAATGGTAATAACTTAGCTTCTATCATGACAACTCAAGGCGGCAACGGCGGAGCTAAACCTTCAATTTTCGGTTCTTTATTTAAGCAATTTGATAATATTAGAAATAGCTATGGTGGAATGATCGATAATATGATTATGGGTAATCCATTCATGAAAAATGCTATGTCTATGCTCGGTTTAGATGGTGGTAGTAGCAGTGGATCATCTGGCGGACCTGTCGGCAATGGTGATCTATCTAAAGCATCTAAATGGGCACAGTCTATGGTTGGTCAAGAAGGTTTTGGTAATAATGGGTGTACTACATTCGTTAACAAATATCTTGAACAAGCTGGAGAAAATCAAATTAACTATTACGTTCCTACTGCCGAGTCTGATGCTCATAATAATACACCTTATGCTTTCAAACCTGCAAATATGGGTGGTAAACAAGGTGATGTAGTATTACTTAATACTTTAACATCTGATCCTGAAGCCGACCATGTAGTAATTGCAGATGGTAAAGGTGGTTATTGGGGTAACTCTTCTAGTCAAAATCTTATTGTCCATGGTAATATTGCTAATGACTTTGGTGCAGATAACATCAATGGTTATATTGCCACAGGTGGAGATGGTAATGGTAACGTACCTTCAGGTGCAGCTACTCGTAGTCAAAAGGAAATACTTGGAGATTCTAGCTTAGATTATGGTATGGGTAAACATGCTATCTATGGTAGAGCTAAAGGTGTTCCTCAAGAAATACAAGCTGTAATCGAAGGTAATAGTAAAGTTATTGACTTCAATAAGAATGCTGCTAAAGCACAAGTTAAATATGGTAAAGGTACTGAATCTGACAATAGTCTTGAAATTCAATATCTTGCTGCAATTTATGAAGAGCTTACTAAGATCACTGGTAATACTTCTGGTATTAACGGAATGGTTGCTTCTCAAGCTCAAACTGAGCAAAAAGTTAATTCTGTACAAACTGGATTACAAGAATCAATTGCTGGTATAGGTAATTACCTAAACAAGAAAATTGAAGATGTATCTGATAATGTACATGGTCAACTTAATAAAGTAACTAAACATGTATCTGGTAGCACAATAAATAAATTACAATATTTAGCATCTAAATAAAATATATCCCCTAGGATCATAGAAATCCTAGGGGAATTTTATTTGTTTCATGTAAAAAAATACACAACTAACAACCATGTAATAAAATTATGTATGAGGGAAGTAGGCATGATAAGACCTAGCACCCGACCTTTGGCACAATTGGCGAAACTCCCGCCATAAGACTTGCTGGTAATGCGTTCAAACGGACACGTTTGTTCCCTAAAAGCCCCAGAGTCTCCTGTCAAGGATATGCCGAATAAGGCAAAAGCTCCGGCTTTTTCGTCCTTATTTTGCGTCCTTGATGGGGGGGAGGGGGGCAAATTATGAAATAATAATTATATAGCCTTCTATGAGACGAGCGGAGTGCGGACGGGAGACGAGGAAAATAGAAGGCTATATAAATAATATATTTGATATCATTATGGTTCGTGAGAAAGTACCGTCTTTTTACAAAAGACTATATTTGTGATTATCAATTAAAGTTATATATTATAATTCTGAAAGTATCAATTAAACAGTATAAGGAATTTAATTCCTTATACTATATATTTTTATTCAATTATTATAGTTAGAATATTCTATTAAAAGATATTCAGAAAAGAAGAATAGGAGATTGTATCAGAATGAAAAAGTATTTATCTTCATTACCTTTCAATCATATAGTTACATTTGAAGGTACAGATTGTAGTTTTAAAGAAACTAATGCTAATAAACTAAAAGATTATATTGAAAATGAATTAGGATATAATGCTATTGTATTCAGTTTTCCTAATTATTATAGTCATAGTTCACATGCATTAACTACCTATTTTAAAGAAATACGAAAGTATAAAGAATTATCTCCTAAGATGATCAATATGCTTTATGTAGTAGATTTCTTTATTACATGGTATAGACAAATTAAACAGTATTATTATAAGAAGTATATTATTATCTTTGATAGATGGTATTATTCAAATATCTATTATCAAGGAGTACGTATATTAAAGTCCGTAGTAGAAGATCTTAATAAAGATAATATTGGAAAATATATTCATAATGAAAAGTTAGTAGAATTTATTAATGAATATGAAGATATTATTAAAAATGAATTTGGATTAGTAGATACGGATATTATGTTTAAAATGATTCATAGTAAACGATCTACTCGTGGTCTTATAGCGGAACGCAAATCGGAAAACGATATTAATGAAGGTGAAGTAGATTATTTAGAAATGGTAAATAATTTATTTAAGCATTTATTTATTGATAGTAATTTCGTAGTTAAAGAAATTGAGTTAGATAAATCGGAAGATGAATTTAAAAACAAAGAAGAAGTATTTAGAGAGATTGCATTAGAGTTTAAATGTAATTTAAACTATCGTTTAGATAAATGGAAGAGTGAGCAAAGTGAAACTGTTAACGAAGCTTAAAACTTTATTTACTCGTAAAGAAGTTAAGCAAGAAAACTTAAATGTAAAATTAGGATTAGATGTTATTCCTCTTTTTTGTAATGAAATTGAAGATGATTCGCATTATAATCTTATTAACGTATTATTTTATTTAGACTTTGATGAAACTAAAGTTAGTATTTTGGACTTGTTAGCGTATGGTAGTTATGACCATAGAGTTCATTTGTTTAAAATAACTTTAGAGAATTTAATTAAGATGCGATTAGAGCAAGAGAATTCTTATATTGTAAAAGAATTCTTTTTGCGGATTGCGGTCGGAAGTGATTCATTTAATATTGTTGATAATGAACTTGATGAAGAATCGATTAGGCTATGTGTAGTTGATATTATTAGTAAGTATTCTTCTTATAATTCATTAAGAGCATATAATGCTAATGAAAATTCCGAAATAGATATTCCATGTGTCGATAGATTTATTTATGAGCTAAGACAAACTTGTAAAAGTTATACGTATGATTATACGAAGTACGTTTTAGCTAAAATTAGCATGGTTAGAGTCCCATTATTTTATTTGATTGATTTATTTAAATTGGCTGAAGACATTTGGTTCGAAGTTGATTATGATAAACCTCATGATTGTAGGAGTTATAGATCTAAAATGACATACTTCTTTGAAGGAAAACAATTTGGTTTGAATGAAGAAGAAGTTATATATTCCATCATAAATATGAGTAAAGGCAATATTTTGACATATATGAGTACACTTCCACTTGGTGTATCCGTAAACGTCGAATTATCAACAAACCTCGATCATATTCTTACCTTCTTGGCCACATCTGGGAACGATGATTTGAAAACAATCATTAAAGATGAATTATTAGAAGGTGTTTTTGATGAAAAAGACTTAGAATCTTTAAAATATCATGCTAAAGCAACTGATGAAGAGATCGAGTATGATATTGATGAAGAAATTGATGAGGTAGTTAGTTATACTGTATTGGAGGACGATGAAAATGCTTAGTAGAGATTTATCTTCACTTGAAATGAAATTTATTAGAGAAATTGAAAGTGGAATGAGAGATAAGTCTTGTACACGTTTTAGACCAAAAGCAGAATTCTTTTCATTTGAATCTGATACTAATAAAATACCTCACACTAATTATCATATTGAAACGGATAAGAAATTTACGATTGTATTTGACCATGGTGTTTTGGAGATTGAATATAATCGTGAAGAACGAAGATGGATTGCTAACTCTTTAGGATATACTTTTAAAGATATTGTAGAAATGATCGCAATCTTAGGATTCATTGAATCTAAAATATTATTATTTAATATTAAACAAGAGGAGAAAGAAAATGGTTGATGATGAAAGAGATTTTTATTTTATAGCATTTTATTCAAAGAATAAAGATAAACTAAATGATTTCCATGATAATTCTAAAAAATATTTAGAAACTAATTTTGATATCATTAGTATTGGAGATATTGAAAACTTTGATGGATCTACTTATAAATTCAAAGTAATTTTAGCTAAAGATAGATTCACTCATTTATTTGATATCGAAGATATTCTTCAAGAAAAATACTATGGCGTATTCTTTGACTATCGTGTCGTTCATAATACAACTGGCATTGTTTATGAAAATAATGAATACAGCAAAATTCTTCCACCAAAACGATATATTTTAAGCAAAGCAATTAAAATGCCAATTGATGGTAAGATCGAATATAAAGTGAGTGATTACTATTATGCAAAAACTAAAGAAGAATTGTATGATATGATTTTCCACTTATATGGTCTTATTATTAATAATCTTAAACAAATTCAAGAAGCATCATTTGAATTAGTTAGATATCATTTGATTAAGAAAGATGGATACATTAACAATATTTATCCGCTTGATGATGAAATCATTGATTTCTTAGAATTGGATATTAATAAAGATAGTCATCCATTTATGGAAAGAACGGAGAATGAGTAAAATGCTAAAAGTTCATACACATTGGGACGGTACATCTAATTCATTCATGTTTTATAGTGACTACATTGATGAGTTAGAAAAGTTTCATAGTTTATTATGCGATAGTAGTATTTTAAAATACATTTATGAACGTAACCCATTATTAAGCGATCAATTTGATGATTGTATAATTAATTACGTTAGTGATTTCGAATATAATCCATTATATGGTACTTATTTCGAATTAGACTTTGATTCCGATGGTCAATTATTTGAAGAAATTGATATGGTATTGGAAGAAATCTTTGGTGGTAAGATTAATTACGTTGCTTTGGTTCATGATGAAGAACGTGGTATATATGTAAATACGGATGAAACTGGCGATTTCTATACTACACGTTATAAACGAGTCAGAGCTCATGAATCTGGTGAATTTGATAGAGAAAGTGATGTTGCTTTCTATTCAACTTTCAGTAGTTTAAAACAAGATGTACTTTTAGAGCATCCAGATAACGTACCTGAATTATTGGGTATTACTAAATTTGATGATCTCGAAGGCGCTTTAAACCATATTGATTTTGATAAGGAATATAAAACTTATATTTATCAATATGCTAGTGAAATTTAATATTAAATAAAGGAGTTAAATAAAATGGCTAATTATTGCTACAATGATATTACAATTTGTGCTAAAGAAGAAAATCTAGTTGATCTAGAATTTTTACATACTAATTTAGCATATTTATTTGAAAAGAATGAAGGATATTGTGATGATATATTCACAGAGCTATTAACTTCATTCGATAAAGATCAAATTGAATTTGATAGTAGAGATAATGTAAATTGGTATATGGATACCATCGAATGTAACGAAAATGGTACTTATAACTTTACTATTAGTATTGAAAGTGCATGGGTGCCAGTTATTTCTAAAATAGAAAAAGTTATATATGAGCTATATGAAAATAATATATGGTGTGTTGCTACTGCAGAAGAACCAGGTTGTGACATCTATATAAATACTGATGAAACTGGCGAATTTTATGAAACAAGATATCGTCTAGTATTTTATTATGATAATACTTATCATGACTGGTATTTGGATAGCTTACCAGAATTAATTTTACGTATTAATAAAATTTATAGTGAAAATGAATATGGTGAAGCTATTGAATATTCCGCTGATGCATACGAAGTTAGCGAATCAGTTGTCAAATTCAATAATTCTGAATTATCTAAATCTAAAGAATTAGAAATCGCTATCTATACATTCGAAGATAGTGACTTAGACGAATAATAAAAAACATTATGATAAACTCTAAGCAAAGGAGGTATCATAATGCGAAATCCATATATGCTAAGTGATGTAAATAGCATGAATGATGGACCTCAGATTATTAAGTTAAATAATCTACCTGAATATGATTTACAAGATTGGAATCTTGCAGATCAAAAAGATTTTAATAAATTTATTGCTGAATTAGAAAAGACTGTTAGATCTTCTATCGAATATCAGCAATATATTCAATATCTACGAAATGCATTCAATATGAACAGTTGTGCATTTTATAGAAACGTAACAAATGTACCTAATCCTAAGATAAAAATCCATATTCATCATGAACCAATAACTTTATATGATATTTGTCTTATTGTATTCAGAAAGAGACAAACTCTTAATGAACCTATAGATGAAGAATCTATTGCTAAAGAAGTTATGTGGAATCATTATAATGGATTTGTAGGATTAATTCCATTATCTGAAACTGCTCATGAGCTAGTACATAATAATTATTTATTCGTACCATGCACTCATGTATTCGGTGAATGGAAAGAATTTGTAAATATGTATAAATCATATTTTACATTGGATCAAATTGATTTATTGAAAGATATTGAATCTGCATCTGAAATGTATACAAGTGACAGAGCTAAATATTTATTCGATAAACGATTTACTTATGTGGACGACAGTGGAGCATATGATCTTCCTGAAAAAGAAAAGATCATTCAAATGCTTAACGATCGGAAACAAGAATTATACAATTCATTGTAATTTTATAATAATAACCTACAACATATAGATAAAAAATAGACCACATAGATTTATATAGAGCAATAGTGGATTAGCGTCTCTATTCCAAATTATAAATCTGGTTCTATATGTTGGAATTAATCTAATGAGGTGAACAAATGAAATTTGACGTTCTAAAAGAACTATCTGAAAACTACGCATTAGAAAACACTAATTCCAGTGCCATTACAGAAGCAAAACATGATCTAAATAATATTCTAGAACAAGTACAAGATGTTTCGGTGGTTCAATTCCCAGTCGAAGCTGTACCAGTGTTTGAATCCACTAAGGACGACGGGTCTAAAGTTCTAGTAATAGATGCTTATGATCTTGGTAGATTTATGGAAGCTACCTTGGAAACGGATGTGTTAGTTGCTATCGAAAAGATTAAAGACGCCAACGGCGCAATTATTCCAGACGATGCTAAGTTTGCAATTCTTATTGATAAGAAACGCTTAACTGGATTAAAAGAAGCAGCTGAAACTAATCCTGAATCTGGGCTTGTAAATGTTGGTCATGCGACTAACTTATTGCAGGATGTTATCAATAAAGGCATTGAATTAGTTACTGCTAAAAAAGAAGAAAAATAAAATTATATATCCCCTTGGAGTTGATCTCCAAGGGGGCTTTTATTTTTTAATAATATTTTTCACAATATATTATAAGTGTATAAAGGAGGTGAAACTAATGATAAAAATGGAAAATGCAATAAATATCTTTACAGATGCATCTGTATTAGGTAAGATAGACAAACATAATAAGAATAAAGTATGTGGTGGTGCTATAGCTGTAGACTTTAATAATGGTAGAATGAAAGAATACCATTGCGTTATTGATAGATCTACAAACAACTATGGTGAATTAACCGCATTAGGACTTGGCATTCAATTGGCAAGTATTTACAAAGATACTTATGAGAGAATTAATATATTCTCTGATAGTAAATTATCTGTTATGAGTCTACGAGAATGGATTTATGGCTGGATTAGAAATATGAATCAAAATTACAGATTATTATCTTCTACTGGAGCAGAAGTAGCAAATCAAGATCTTATTATCAGAATAACTGATAGTATAATTGATAACTTCATTCCAGGAAAGCATAGAATTAATATCTATCATTGTAATGGTCATATTTATAGTCCTAAAGACTATTATAAAGCAGTGAGAAGTTTATCTTTGAATTTTAAATATAGATTATCTGAAGAAGAATTTAAGATGCTTCAATACTATATGAAGATTATTCAAAGATGGAATAATTATATTGATGAATCAACGAGAAGTTCATTGCATACTATGCAATACGGAGTAGAGTATTTTACTGATGTTGGAACTCTAAAACAATGCATGGAATATCCAATGACTTATGATTTATTAGATCAATATAGTAGAATTGTATCTAATTCATATCAACTCTAATTAGGAGGTATATTAAAATGACAGTAGCTACACTTTTTAAGAAAAATGGCGAAAATATTACAGGAAACTTCGATGAAGGTAGATTGATTACCGATGGATTTTTCATGTTAACCGATGAAAATAATGTAATTCATCTTTATCCAAAAGAAACTATTGAATATTTTGCTTTAACTAGCAATATTGAAGACTATGCTGCTTATCTAGATCAAAAAGGCATTAAAATTGATAAAGGTATTAATAAATTTAAAGTATTGACTGATAAAACTCAATTATACGTAGATAATGCATTCTTCTGTGAATCCATTGGTGATTATGTTAGATTTACTACATTTGGTGCCCCTGGATACATTAATGAAGTATTTATTCAAAAAGAAAATGTAAATGATATTGAAGTTCATTCAACTGAAACAAATCAAGAAAAAGCTTCTTTATTATTTGATAAGAAACTTTTAGAAAAGATTGATATGGGAGACTATTATGGTGAAGTAATGGTACTCATATCTATTCTTTCTAGCTATGATATTGACGAAGATGATTTCTTAGCTATCTATGAATCTAATTATTATACATTTAATATTAGTACAGACTTTGTTAAAGCAATTAATCTTTATATTAAATCTAAAACTGAAAATAAAACAGATTCTACTGATTTAATCGAAGAATATAGTGATACAATTTCTGATGATTCTATTAGTGAATGGAAATCTGTTAAACCAGAAACTGTAGATCTATCTTCATATGATACACTGCGCAGTTTAGAACCAGAACCATTAAAAGATGAAGAAGATGATTCTGTAGAAAAATTGGAATATGATGGTTCTACTACTGAGGATATGGCTGAAGAAGATGAATCTAAATATCTTAATGAAGAAGAACCAGTAGCATTAGAAGAAGTTCAACCTGAAGAAGAATTGGATGAAAATTCTAAACAGCAAGTTGAACGAATTCAAAAGGATTTAGATGATCAAAATATCAATCTTGATATGGAAGAGTTCATTAAAACTGGAAAAATTGCAGAAAGATATGATCAAGCTGTAAATGAAATCAATGATCTTATTGAATCTGTAAAAGGCATGGATCTTGAAGAAGTAAAACATAAATTAGGGTTTGATCGTGATTTAAGAGATCTATATGAAACTTTCTGCGAAGAATCAAATCTAACTATAAATTCAGATGAATCATATGAATCATTCTATACATTTTTAAATGCTTAATTTTAAATAATTCCCACTAGGATCATAGAAATCCTAGTGGGATTACCTCTCTTTAATAATAGAGCTGAATATATATTATATACATGAAGGTTCGTGACCTATTTTAAAGGAGGTGAAGAAATGCGAATCATAGATTTTGTGGACTATAGTGGAAGTCCACATAATGTAGAAATAGAACCATCGAGTGAAGAAGAGTATAGAACTTTTGGTGGTTCAGAAGTATTATTACATGAAGACACAAAGGAGAATAAAACTATGTTAAAGATAAACCCAGGTATTGTATACAACCAAGAAACAGGAAAGGCTTTCATTGTTGATAGCCGTGGTATCTTATTACAAATCAGTGAAGCAACTGAAAAGGTAATTAGTAAATATGATTATGCTAAATTAGCAGAATTCATTGGTAGCAAGGTTAATGAATTCATTAATCGTGCATTCCAAACTTTAAGTGATATTGAAGAGCAAGAAGATCATAGTCATCATCACCATGATCATACTTGCAATTGTGGATCTGAAGACAGATTCCAAAATCAAAATCCTAGATTGAATCTATTCAATAATTTAACTAATGGCGGTCAAGGTTATGAAGAACCTAAATACCAAAATAATGGCTATCCTCAACAACCTGTAACTCCAGTTAAAGGTAAGTTATTTGAACGATTCACAAATGGTGATGCTCCAAAAGTACAACAAGAAGTATTTCAGGTAGATGATCATAGTGATTTCACATCAAGTCTAAAATACAATATTGATCCAAATACTGGAGCAGTTAGAGTATTCCATACTAAAACAGGAACTATTGATTTAGCAGATCAAGAAGAAATTGATGTACTTTATACAAAGTGCTTACAATTCCGTCAAGAATATGATGCGATGCTTAGGAGTAAAGTAGGGCAACCTATATACACTGGCAATCCATTACAGTATATGATGAACGGAGGAAAATTCTAAAATGATTAAGACCTATTCTGATGGCAGTCAAGGGTTTGACTTATCAGATCTTAGTCGTCCTGAGAATACTGAATTCATAAAGAATACTATTAAGAATTCTAATGCAAGATTCAGAAATTCTTTTATATCTCAAACATTAGATCTTAGAAATGCATATATTAATAAACTTAATAGCATTGCATGTGGTAACCCAGTTAGACCAGTTCCTTGGAATGAGTCAACAGATGAAAACGAAATTCGTGAAATCTTAAAAGCTCATCCGGAATATGAATTAGATTACAATCTGGAACTATATGAAGAAAAAATGTTAGCAATGGGATTAGATCCAACTGAAGGAATGTTTAAGCAGTTTCCTCCTGGGATGCCAGTATTGTCATCTGGTCGAGGCAAACATATTGCTTATATGGAACAAGTTAAGGATGAAGAAGGATTGAATACACCTGAATTGGCGAATTTCTTGATTGGTGTATCCGATCAGAATGACCCAGAAATTACAAAGAAGGTTGAAGAAGATAATACTGATTATGCTCAATATGGTTATAATAATTATATGGCTAATCAATATATGATGACTTCTATAATTGGGCAACCTCCAATATATCCAGGTACTTATGGGCCAAAACTTAATAGAGAAAATCTAGCAGTGATGGTTGAAGTCCCTGTAAGACAATATGGATATATTGAACCGCCTAGAGATATTTCTAGAGAAATGCAAGATGAAAGCATCCCTTATGAAACTAGGATGCAAATCTATAACGATACCGTTAGATATACTAATGAATATAACGAATATATGAAAGGTGCTTGGTATGAAGTAAACAAGCAAAATATATATAATCAAATTCGTGAGTTAGTAGATCAACGAAATGTATTAGTTAATTCCCCAGTTTGGTATATGCAACCACAAGTTAGAGCCAGCTGGGAAAAGGATATTCAAAAGTTAGATGCAAAAATTGCAGAATTACAACAGAATATTCCTAATTATCAACAAGATAGATTCTGGCAACAAGAACAACAAATGCTAGAATATAACTATCAAGCTAAAAAGTATAATGATAATAAGATCAAATATGATCAATATCGTTATGAGCAATCCATCAACAATAGACCTGGAACTCCACAGTTTGTCACAGCAGATGACCTATATAAACAAGGATGTTGGTTCAATCCAAATACAAAAGAATGGTTTGATCAATATGGTAGAAATCTGAATAGACAAAAGGCTGCCATTGAAGATGAAAAGAACAGAGCGAAATATATTTATGAAAATGAAGTAGAAATCAATAACAGAAGAAATCGGTTATTAGAAAATGCTTTAATGTATAATAATATGATTCGCGATGTAATGAGAAGTCAAGGATATGGAGAAGAAGAAATTCAAAGAGTTATTGATTCCGATCCATTTAGATTAGACTATAATCTAAACTACAATCCTGCTTATCAATCAGCTAGTACTTGGAATTCTTACATGAGTAGAATGTATCCATCTTATGAAAAGATTGATCCAGAGACTGGCAAGAATGTTGATGAATTAACTGCAGAGGAATTAGAAAACTATACTCAAAGAGCACAACTTAGAGCTAGAAATAATCAAGCAGCTAGTGCTATTCTTCTAACTCCCGAACAGTTAATGGCTATGAAACTTGGTGGTGGGGCAATGGCTAATGGTAGCATGAGAATGTGGACTATGAGAGCTCCATTGACAACTAAGCTTCAAGAGTTGAATGATAATTATGATGGAAAACCTAAAGGTATTCATCATATATTTGACACAATGAGTCAAGTGATGCCTGCATATGAATATGCAATTAAGCATCATAGACCAAGAGATTTATCTGGATTCTATAATCATAAAGACTTTGATGATTGTATAGAAAACTTCGTTCATAAAACTCGTATTGGTAGAACTTCTGATCTATTGAATGAAATAGATAATAATCAGGAGTTTGCTAAAGCTATGAATGATGGAATCTTAGGACTATCTCTACCAGAAGAAATTGGATTTAACTATAATAAGCGTAGAGTAGAATATGATAATTCTATCTTAGAGCAACTTCAGAAGGTAAATAAACCTCTTCCTGAAGGTGCTAAGATTAAAGATTATCGTACCGAAACTTATAATGGTAAATCTATTAAGGAAATTCAAAAGGAGCAATATGGTAAAGCATTAGAGCGAGCAGCTAAGCTTAAATCATATTTCTCACCAGATTTAGGAGGAACTTGGGATGCAGCTACAGTCAACAATAATTGATGATCTAGCTGGAAACTTAGATAACTCTAAAATCGATAAAAGACTTTTTGAAGTAGAATCTATTTATGATGGAGTAAACGCTGTCACTAAATTAGATTATGACTTTGAGAATCTTCAAGGGCCTATTGTATATGATATCTTTACGGATGATGAACTTAAAGTAATCGATAAGATTATTCTTCATCCTAGAGATAGGTCCTTTAAAAAGAAATTCCAAAAGCTAGATGCTATTATTAAACCTAAAGGGTTTAAGAGATCTGGATGTGGTACTAATCGTGTAGTATATGAACCTCTCGATGATAATGTAGGATTTTGTGTAAAGATTGCATTAGATAGAGCCGGTAAGAAAAACAATCCAGATGAAATAGTTAATCAAAAGTATTTAAAGCCATTTGTTGCTAAGTGTTTTGATATTAGCCCAGATGGTAATGTTGGTATATTTGAGCGTGTAGTGCCAATAGAAAATCTATATCAGTTTTGGTCAGTAAGAGATGATATTTATAATATCATGGAATCTATTATTGGGCGATTTATTATAGATGACTTTGGTACGAAAGCATTTAAGAACTGGGGCCTTCGTAAGGGATTTGGTCCAGTTTTACTAGATTATGCGGATATGTATATTTTGGATCCAAAGATCTTATTCTGTAATCATCCTACATATTTTGGTTCAAATGATATATGTAGAGGTGAGTTAGATTATGACGGTGGATTTAATAATATCATTTGTTTAAAATGTGGCGGTATTCATATGGCATCTGAATTTAAAGATGGCCGTAAGAAGATCGCTTTGTTTACAAGAAAGAGAGTAATAGGCATGAGACCTAAAATTAGAATCTTTAAAAACAATGAATGTATTCTTGATACAGAAAAAGGCTATGCTTCTCAAACAGTAAATGAGGAGCTAGAATTAAATAAACCTTCAGAAGAAGCTCAAAAAGAATTAGATCAAATTGAAGATCTTAAAGCTGAAGCTGAATCCATTGCTATTAAGAATCAAACTTTAGAAGCTAAGATCGTAAATAATCGATATGTACCTAAGGTAAAAGTTCGTCGAATTAAAGAAGACGAGCCTACAAAGATCAAGATCTCTATCAGAGCTAATAATCCTGCAGAGAAAGAACAAGATAAATTCGCTGTAGAAAAATTAGATTTGAAGCCTAGAGATCTAAGTCAGACTATGCATCAAAAAGCTATTAATATTATTAAAAATAATGATGCAGAAGTTGAAACAACGATCCCAGAATCCCCTAAACATGAGGAAATGGTAAAAAATGATTCTGTAAAAGACATTAATTTAAATAAAGAAGAGGAGACTACTGAAGTGGTTAAATTGTTAACATCTGATGAAATTTTAGCTATGTCTGAAGGCTTAAAAGACGCCGCAGATGATCATAGAGAAGTTCAGGATACTGATGATAAATACTCTTATAATGAAATTTTAGAAATGGATAAGAAATTTACATATCTTTTGAAAGAAGCAGATGAGTCTAAGAATATGACTATTGAAAGTATTCTCCCAGCTTCATTTGCATCTTATACTGGTATTGATAACTTAACCAAACATGTAAACATTGGTCAATTCAAAGAATTACTTCATGATGAATTAGCCGATTGTGCAACTGTAATTCTTGATGCTAAGTTAGATTATGAAAATGACTTAGACGAAGAGGACTACGTTCCAAAAGCTCCAGTAAAACAACGTACTCGAGCTCGCATGCAATTTAGTAATAATTACTAAGGAGTGAAATCTGATGAATCAGATTTGTTTTACAAAGGATTTTCAGTATGCATTGAATGCATCTATGAATCCTAATTTTAGAGTTGTATTGGTAACGGAACACGCTCCGTTACCTTTACAGCAAAATGCTAATATTGTAAGATTACCAAATCTTCTACCGCCATATTCTGTAGTATCAGAATATGTAGATAGAGGAGAAGATGCATTTATTGAAAGATATACTGATTATCTTTACACATTTGAGACAATCATGAATATCTATCTTTTAGGAAGTGCATTGTTAACAAAAAATATTATAATTTATACAACTGATGAAGAATGGGGTAACGGTGCTATCCCATTCATGGATGTATTAATTAGAGTAATGGTGGACATTTTACAATTGGATATGAATTCTGTAACGAATACTGAATATGGTTTATTCTTTAATCAAACTATGTATACAATTTTCAATGCAGCCAACCAATTATTCATGAATGGATATATCAATAAGTATAGTTTTGCTAAGTATCTTTCTGTAATCCCTATTCCTCAAGGAGCAATGGAATATTATTTACAAAATATGATGATCGATACGTCTGATGTACCACCACAATTGTTAAATAATTTAGCCCAAAGTGTAATTAAAGCACAGGCTGTAGACCAAAACCTAATGCCAGCTATGATTACAAATGAGGAGGCTTAAATGAAATTTGTATTTTGTACTGAACCAATCTATCAATATTATCGTAATAATCTTTATGATAATACTCAAGATATGCTTGATAGAAAGTCTATCATTGAGGGTGGATATGATGATATAAAAGATCAGCTTTCTAAGTTAGATGAAAATATTTACTCAGTACATTTAACTTCTGCAGATTATCCAAGAAATCCGTGGAATCAAATAGGTCAACTTGTAAAAAAGTTGACCTTAAATTATTTGATAGAAGATCCATTATTTGATGAGGCCTTTGCTGAAATTATATTTAATCAATCTGAAGAAGAGTTCTTTGAATTCTTTGATTTGATTTATAAATTTTATAATGGCAAAGAAGTCTTCGTTATTGTTGGAGAAGACGACTTTTCTGATATGGTAAACCAAATGGTTTGCCGAGTCATTAGAAAAGCTTATGGTATTCAACCGTCTATAGTTTACGACTTAGATGATGTAATGAATCTTCGAGATGATATCAATTTTTCTCAAGAAGGAGCTAGAACTTTTCATATTCAGCTCCCTAAGTATTTTGAGTTATTAGGTCGTAGAGAAAGAGAGTATTTGAATATTTGGTATCCATTTGATATGACCAATTATACAAATGCATTTGGTTAATTATCATGTATAATATTAATTTGGCACCATATTTTAGTGATATAACCATTATGATTCAAGAGCATATCTGTGTATATTATGCAAAAGACAACAGTATAGAATGGGTCAATTATTTCTTAAAGGATAATAATATAGATAATGATAATATATTAGCAATCATTGATGGAAAATTGATAACTTATAATGTAGACCCAATACGTAGCGACGATTATATAGTTTGTAAAGAATATACAGATTATATTCGTTTAGATAGTATTGTAATATTAATGGCTAAGGATATAATTAGATCTACTAAAGCCATATATGGTATAAATCCGCCAATAATCGAATTACATAAAGATTATATGTTAAAATTCATTGAAGAAATAGTCAGAATTCTTGGAGTTGGGAATGTAGATTTAGCTATAAACAAAATAAAACAGTTTAGAAGTGCATATCTACATAGAGAACTTCCAAAAGAATACTATAGAGAATTCAATAGCTCATCTAAATATACAGTTATTGATGATATCTGTAGATATGGTTTGATTGACATTGATGAAAATCAAAAGGGACTGATTGATATTTCTTATAATGAAAAGATCATACGATACTTATATAGTCTAGTTGCAGGTCTATATTTGAAGTAAAATAATATCCCCATAGGAGTTCAACTCCTATGGGGTATTTCTTTTTTTTATTTTTTGCTTTTAAATCCTTTAATTGCAGAATTGTTTTTAGCAGCATAAAGAGAAATATTCAAGAATATACGTTTAGCTATCAAGTCAGGGATAGCTTCACTCTTATAGAATAATTTCAATTTATTTATCATCGTATCCGAAAGTCTGATAGCAACTTCATTAGATACGAATAATCTAATCTTCGCTTCGATATCTTCATTGATATAAGTAATACTATCAATAGCATTAATAATAGCATACTCATTAATAGCATCGTTGATAATTCCATCTAATGCACTATTAACCTCGTTAATATTAATTCCAATAGATAACTGCAAAGCAGTTAATTCATTATCAACTCGTTTAGAATAAGATTCAATATATTTTTTTATAAGTTTATTAGCTATAAATATAACTACTGCTATTAAGACGTAGTTAATTATTTGCTGAATGGTTAACTCCATATTCATTCATGACACTCCAATCTTGAATTCTATCTCTAAGTTTTAGGAGTTCACCAGTTTTAGTATCTCCTAAAGAAATAGCATAATTAAGATAATTTATTAACTTGTTTGCTATTTCAATAGTTATACCATATCTATAGTCTTCTAAGAATTTAGGCCAATTACCAATACACATATCAGGATGAAGATACATTCCATTTGCATTATGAAATACTTGGTGAGCAGTTAAGGAAAGCATAACCAACTGTACTTCGTTGCTAGTATGAACTTTCTTAAGCATATTAACCAAGTCATAAGAAGTAATATATCCAATAGTATTAATTGTATGCTCTGTGATAATAACGGCAATATCAAATATAGTAAGCATATTATGATGCATTTCTATAGTTGCCATTTCTGCAGAGATATTACTATGCAATTGACAATGATCTAATCCTAGATTCATTAGATAAGATTTATAGTTTTTATAACATCTAGACTTTCTAAATCTAGATATTGCATTCTTTATAAAGTTGGAATATAGATCAATATCCATCAAAGTATATTTAGTTTGATAGAATGATAATTCGTATGGTACATATGGAGAACGAATAGTCGGATTTACCGGATCTTTTCGTAACTCCAAGTTTGGAAATTCGTTCATTTTACTATGCTCCTTAGGTATTAATTACTACCTATATGTTAAATATAGGCCTCTATATGGGTCACATATTATTAAATTACATATAAATTCTCTCTGGGAGGAGGATATTTATTTTATGAAAGAAGCTAATATGGGCAAAGTTTTTACAGACTATCCGTTTGTAGATGTCCTAATATATTATGTAAAACAACTTGCTATGTATTGCATAGTAAAATCAGAGACTGAAGCTTCTGCAGCTGAAACTTTACGTACTGAATATATGGGAGATCTGTTTATTCAGTCTATTGAAGGAACTGCAGATTGGCGATTATATGATTATAACCAAACAATATTATCTAAGATCGGATTGCCTGCAAACTTAATGGATGTTTGTATTGCAGATCCAGATAATATTCCAGAGGAATTTAGAGAAGCTGCTAAGAAAGAAGCATCTGATAATTTCTTAAGAAACTATATAGAGGAAAATGAATACTATCGTAAAATTATGGGATTACCGATGCTTGGAGATTCTGGATTATTAGTTCCAGAAGAATTCCGAATACATAATATCGGCGTAGACTATAATATTCCTCTTCATTTGATGAAAGATTCTGCTATTAGTATCTTAGAAGAACGTGGTATTTGGGATAATATATTAGCAAGATATACAGATGATAAATATGCATATCTTAAATATATTAAATCTGGTGTTGATAATTATAAAGCTAGAAAAGCAGAAAACTTCCAATTATTATTCTTACCAAATATTGATAATACTGTAGTAAAAGAAAAGTTCCAACGCAGATTCTCTGTAAATAGAGCTTATGCTTTAACTACACTTTATTCTGAAGCTCATAAATTTGATAGTAAATATTATGATGCTTGGATGACTATCTTTATCATAGTTCAAACTATGATTGATATGATTTCTGAAGTACAAGATCATATTATCAATTTAGATGTATTTGATGAACGATGTGTTCGTTATATATTCCAATCTCATGGTATACCATACTATAATGAAATTCCATTATATTATCAAGTAAGAATGATGCGGAGACTTCATGAATTACTTAAATATAAATCAACTTCTAAATGTATGGTAGATATATGCTCTCTATTTGGGTTTGATGATCTTAGAGTATTTAAATATTATCTTTTAAGAGAACGTGTTGTAGATAAAGATACAGAAGAATATGTATTCAACTACAAAACTAAAAAGATATTAGATACAGATCAAAAGATTCAAACTCATAAAGAAGTAGTTACAGGATTTACTGGTAATAATATTAGAATACCATTCCCATCTGAAGGCTTCCTTGCTAAAGGTGGAGCAATGATGATTAACTTAGATGGTAAACGTATTCGAGAAGATCAATATGAAATTGTAGATGGCAATCTACGATTTAAAGATCCAAATATACTTCAAGGGAAAACTAAGTTAGAATTCTTATTCTATTCTAATGATTCATTCAATGAAAATATTAATGAATTAGATAAATATAAGATTATAACTGAAACTAGAAATTTCCCAATAACTGATAAAAATCAAAAGGTATTTAATATAACCTTCCCAGTTACCGACTACTTTAAAAAAGGTGGTATCATATTTGTAACTGCGGGGTCTACATTTATTGATCAAAAGAGATATACTTTAGATCTAGAAAATAATACATTAACTTTTAATGATGATGAAGGTAATTGGTATGAAAAAGGAGCTAGAGATATCTCCATTATTTATATTCATTCTGATCAATTCCAAATTAAAAGTAAAGTATTAGAATATACATATCCTGGGCCTAACCAAGCTATTCCTAGCTTTGATATTCCAGAACCATATAAAGATTATATCCGTTATGGTGGTGAATTCTTTGCTCTCCAAGGTTCAGTGTTGCTGCCTAAAGACAGATATTTTATTAAAGATAAAAACTTCTCATTTGTATCTGCAGATGATAAAATTATTAAAGATAGAACTATAACTTTCAATAATATTTATACTGAGGGTAGCGAAGTTGAAATGGAAGAATCTTGGTTTGAAACCAAGGTAGACATTCCAGGCATTCAAGATTATAAAGTTACTGTACCATTTGAAAACTATACAGAAAGCGGATATCTACTTGAAGTATTTATCGATGGCAATAAAGTTAGATCATCTGAATATACATTCTTGAAGAATAATATTAAGATTATTGATCAAACTAAAGTAATGAGACCTGGTGTAAGAATTCAAGTTCATTTTGTATATGCTAAAGATAGAACTAAAGCTAAAATTAGTTCTTTAAGCATTCCAATTGAAAAGAAAACTTATGCATTTAAAATCAAATTCCCATATGATGGATATGAATATCGTCATGATAAATGGTATTTGACTGTAGATGGTATGATTATCGAGCCATCTAAATATAAATTGACTGGTAATGTATTATCATTCAATGACCCACAATACTATCTAACTTCTAAAAATGTAGTAGAAGTGAAATTCATCAGATATGATGAAAATACTTATTCTATTCACGTTACAGAAGAAGATCTATTAGTTAGAGATCAAGAACAAAAGCTATTCACTATTAACTATCCATTCTATAACTACCAACGAAGTGGTAATGGTATGATAGTTACTGTAGGTGGAGTTGTTGTTGATCCAAGTAGATATACTCTACTAAATAATACAATTCAATTTGATGATACTGTAGTTTTAGATAAAGGTCGTTCTGTACATTGTATCTTTGTTTACAACTCAGTATATGATAATTTCAATAATTATATCAGAAGTGAATATAGTTTATATGATTTAGCTAATGGTAGCAAAATCGTAAAAATACCATTCCCTTATGATAACTTCTTAGAGTCCGACAATAATAACCAAATGGAAATTATGTGTCAAGACGGAACTCTATTAGAAGAAAATGTAGATTATGAAATTATAGATGATCAAGCTATCTTTAGTGATACATCTAAAATTCTTTCTCATGGTGATAATATAATCTTTAACTTTACTTATATTAATGCTAAGAAGAAAGAAATATATATTGAAGACACATCTAAGAATTATGATCTAAAGTTTGTTAAAGTTCCACTAAAACACTCTGCGGATAATTATCTTAGAGATCAATCTAAATATATAGATTATGATAGATTTACAGAACCTGACTGGTTATGGGTAAATGAATTTAATCCTGTAGATATAAAAAATAAAATTCTTGAAAAAGAATTTAACTATGCTCGGACTAAATATATCTCCATAGATACAGTCATGTCTATGAATAATTTATCATTTATGATTCCATACTTCTTTAATTTATTCTTTGATAATTATAAATTAGAAGATAGATTGAGACTACAGCTTCCTAATATTAAGCAAGATAAAAACTACAAATTATCTTCTGTATTGTGTATGCTATTCTCTTTATCTTATGCTTATTATAATATCGAAGATAAAATTCAAGATGAAACAGTTCCAATTATGTATATACAAGGATTTAACTTTGAAACTGATTTGGCTATGTTGAAGAGTGATATTCTTAAGAAATATGGTTATACATTTGAATATCTTAAAATTGGAGAATTTGAAAAACATAATTCAAGCACTACAATCAAAGGATTGATGAATATGTTTGAGCATAATACTAAGATTTACGATACTGTAGTAAAAGGAATGTATTATGCAGATAATAAGAGAATTTATGATGCATATAAAGCAGTATATAATGCTCTTATGATTCGTAAATATTCTAAGAAATTCTTTACAACTAATGGTGTAGATGTAGCTAGAACTTATAGCGAATATCTATACTATCAAGATAAAGATCTTTACAATATTATTGAATATGCTAAATCTATTGGTGATGATTCTGAACGTAAAAAATATATAACAAATATGATCATGTCTGTCGTTGGATATATTGAAATTTATTTAGGTTCATCTGAATATAGAGAGCTATTTAATAGCTTACCTGGTATTGGTATTGATTATATAAAAATGTATGTATCTAAAGTTATTGACTTCTTTAAATCTTATAAAGTAGAAATAGCTGGATTAAATACAGTATATAATTTTAATAACCGATATAAACAATATATCAAACCTATTGATATTATTAAATTATTGGTTAAGATGCCATTAGAAGATTTTGAATTATTCTATGATGGCTTTGAAAAATATATAATTAAGTCTAGGAAATATGATAGAGTAACTCAAGAAGATATGATCTTTATTATGAGATACTTCATGAAGAAATTCAAGTTCAAAGACTTTGGTGTTAATGAAAGAGATAAGAAAAATAAAGTTAAGATATTTGATAAAAACAGAATTCATTCTGTCTTAGCTAAATATGATGATCTTCGTCATTTGATTACTAAAGAAGTTTTAACTTATTTATCTCGTGTAAATATCTTTAATGATATCATATCTGATATATTTGATATCATCAAACCTAGAATTAAATATAAACCTAAAGATAAATATAATATGATTGACCGTATCTATATAGATACTTACCATAAAAAGCCTTAAAGGTCAACATAATAATAAATTTTAAGAATTAAATTGGAGGTAAATATAGATGCGTGAGTTAAACATCGCAGAATTTAGTCACTTCAATGATAAGACTAATGTAACAACTGCAACTCATAGAGGAACAGATGTTAAAGTCTACGTTGGTGGCACAGATATTCTATTATATCGCGGAACTAATAAGATTATTCTTCCTGGTGCAGAATTTACTGCAACTCAACACTTTGATATCCCACGTCAATATATTACTCCATCTTACAACACTGAACTTAGCTTAGAAAATTCTGTATTTGAAACTCCAAGTACACCTGAAAAAGTTTATTTGTTCTGCGTTGGTACAGATGGTTGTGGTCGTGAAAACTCTCAAGTATATGAAGTAAACTATGGTAAATGGTGTGCACCTGAATATTTGGTACCATTCCGTTATCCTTTGATTACTGAAGATATCACTGAAGCTAAAAAAGAAATCTACCATGGTCGTAAAGTAATTGGTAACCGTGTTGCTTACTACTTTAAACAATTCGAATCCAAACCAGTTAAAAAGGTTCGTTTCGAAGATGGTACAACAGTTGATGCTACTGTATATAAATCTACAAAAGAATCTGAAATTGAAACTTTCGTAGAAATTAATCTTAAGATTACAGAAGAAGAATGCCGTGAGTATTTCATCAATACTGTAGGTATCAATGAAGCACGTATCAACACAATTTCTTTGTGTACTGCTTGGAAGAAAGAAATCAATGGCAAAGAATACTATCAAGATATTCGTCCATTGACTAAATATAATATGCCTAATGAACAATTAATCGAACTTTCTAAAGGTTTGGATATTGTTTATCAAATTTATTATTAATAAAAAATATCCCCATAGG